CATTGCCTATTCACTGGCCTTCACATAGAAGAGGAGAAGAGGAAAAAGGCTGCTGCTGCTTTCCCCTTTATTGCTCGCTAGGGTGCTGGGGTCAGGATATGTTGCGCGTGTTCAGATCGCCTCTGGTCTTCCCACCTCACAACGTAGTAATAAGAAATACGATTCCTTACGTTGTATTTTTCCTTGATTTCAATAATCGTACCAACGGCTGCACCTGTTGCTAAATAAACGCCCGTGTTTATTTTTTTATTAACTTGATCGTTAATTTTGTACTTTGGTTTTGGCATAGTTAGTCGTGGAAATTTGGGATAAATACTTCTCTTGGATATGGAGGTTCCCATAAAATTGGTTTCCCATTTTCGTGGTCATATTCTCCATTCCTAAGAATCCGAGCACACCTGGCCATTGTTAAAACAGAAGGTGTTTCCTCTGGTTTCTTTCTTGCTGTCTTTATATAAGTAGCTTTTACGAGATCCCATAAATCATGTTCATCAGTAGCTCCTGCAAGCATCTTGGCTGCAGTTTTTGGACCTACACCTGGACAGCCTGGGTATCCATCGCAAGCGTCTCCAGTTAAGACCTGTGTATAGAAAGACAAATCAGCTTCCCACTCAGAGATCTCTTGCAGAGAACCTTCTGAATCAATATGGATTCCAGGAATAGTTCTCAGATCTTTATCTCTTGAATAGATAACGTCATCTTCCTCATAACAAATACCAACTACATCATCGGCTTCGACATTGGGTAACGTGAGGATGGGCCATGTTTTATTAAGCCACTTCCGTAGTGCTGAATACCCTGCAGGTTTTCTGTATTTGAGTCGATTTGATTTGTAAAAGGGATAGACCGAATAGCGGTAATTCGTCCTGTCACCCACGGCCAAGAATATTTCATGGTTGGGGGCAAATGATTGAACACGTTCGATTTCTGAGGTGATGGCATCTTTGGCTTCAGTGATACGACATTGATAGGTCCAGACATCTGGAGAGAACTCAACTTCATATTCAGCACTAGAGGCAGAACGATAAAGATCAGGCTCTACGTCATAGATCAGTTTTGGCTCGGTCATGGTTTTGTTTCGCAAGAATTAGTTTTGCTTTAAGGAGTTTTAATTCAGCTATCCGATCATCAATAGCTTTGAGTTGTTCTTCTCGCCAAGAAGTAGAACTCATTGTTCGTGGTACTCCGAGATGCGATAGAGAGCCCGTAAATAACCGTCCCACCACATCGATTGAATCTTGTTGCCTTTGTCAAATTCATCGCAATAAGACTCTTCAGCATCAATGATCATTGCTTTGATTGTCTCCCGACTTACTTGTAGGGGTGTCTTCTTTGGGTGTCTCATATCCCAAAACGGAACGCACATTTTCGAGGTCAGCGACTCGCTTTGCATGATCTCTTTCATTTTCCTTATAAAGAATGGTGCAAGAAGTTGGATAAAGTTCAGTAACCATTGCCTTCTTCCAGGTAGACCCAGAGAAGAAGTAAACAGCTTGTGCTCTTCTGAGCTGTTTCCAGTTCAGAACGGGATGGCCTGGTCTTCCCATGTGTGATTTAGAGATTGGGTTTGTTCGTCGAAGTGAAATGAGCCTGCATACCCAGTCCGTCCCAACATTCTGTTTTTCAAGCATTGGGAATGAGTGGTATGTTCTCCTCTCTTTCTTGAGAGGGCCCAAATTGTGTCTGATAACTGCACAATTCCATGTGATCCGCGAATGTTATGTAGCTCTGGTGAACTACCGTTTTCAAAGTTTTCTCCACTAGAGGAGCGATTGAGATGACTGATGGCAAACACTGTGCATTTGGTAGCAGCAATGAAACTTCTAATCTTCGTAATCAGGGAGTCCAACTGCCTTGTATCTTGAGCTAATCCACTACCAATGATCGTTAAATGATCAAGGTAAATATGTTGACAACCAAGGCTCATCACCATGTACTTCATCCTTTGGAGGATGACTTTTTCATCGAGAGATCCAAAGTGATCAAATAGCTCAAGACTTCCAGAACCAGTAACAAACTTGTCAGCTTGTGCGATGTTCTGAACTTGTTCATCAGTTAGTCCTGCATAATTTTGTCGAGCATGTAACTGGAGACCAGCAGCCATGCCAACGAAACGAAAGACGGCTTCTTCTGCTGTCTCTTCTAATCCAATCCAGCCAACTTTTATACCTCTCTCCATATCATGTAATGCCAACGCCCTTGCAAAGGTTGTCTTACCAATCCCTGACCCCGCAATTAATACGATGAGTTGATTGTCATAGAAAGGTGTCTTGTCATTCCAGAAACTAAAAGCACAGTTAGTAGCTCTTCGATCTGGTGGTTTCTTTGCGATTCCTGCATAAGCAGAAGCAGGTTTGATTCCATCAGGTCTTAGTTCTTTAGCTGCATAAATTGCTTCCTTTAATGCGTGACTTCCTAGTTCTTGTAGCGTGTCATTAGCATCTTTTTTTGGAGAAACTACACGGCGAACTTGTCCTGGTTCGAATAGAGATACAAGTTCATCAGCAGCAGCATTACCAGGATCGTCGTTGTCAGTGCAGACATAAATAACTTTGAACTGACTGAAGAAATTGAATTTCTTTTTGACAAAGTTAGCTGCATTCTGTGCTCCATTTGGAACAGAGACCCCAACTATTTTTCCACTGGTGGCTGCATAGACTGAGGGGGCATCGAACTCGCCTTCGCATATAGCGATTGCATCATGGTGGGCAGGATTTGCGAGATGTGAACCAAACCCTGCGACGGATTTAGCTTCTCCTCGCCAAGAGATTTTCTTTTCATCTGATCTTTGTTTTACTGCAATGTTTTTTCCTGAGTCATCTCGATATAAAAAGGCAACTCCTTGATCTGTTTTGATGATTCCGTATTGATCGAGTACACGTTTAGGTATGCCCCGATAATGATCTGACTCCCAAGGAGTTAAATCTTCAATTGGTCTCATTGGCCGAATAGGTTCCTGTCTGGGAGCTTTTTCAGGGGTTTCTCCTTTCGTGAATTTTTGGCAGGCGAAACAGAACGTGTGGTCCGTGTAGACCGCCAAAGCGTCAGAGCTATCGCAGTCGGGGCAAGAATCGTGACGAACAAAACGGGATTCACCCATCTGCCTCCCCTGGAGGTTTGTCGATAACTAGACCCCTAGATTGACCAGCAAAGACAGCCAGAAATTCCTCGGTAGTAAAGGACTTACCGCACTTTTTACAAATGCGATAACGCCTTAGTTTTTGTGTTTTGCTTTGGACTTCACGAACAGTGCTTTTGTCGTGTCCACAGTGAGGGCAGGGAATCATTCATCTTCCTCCCAGGTGATATGGAGAATGATGTGTGCTTCTTTCTCCTTGGTGTGATGCCATTGAAGTGTCATGTTCCCGATAACTTTTACGTTGTCGTCTTTCCAAATCAGACCATTACCTGCGTCAAGAATTGATCCAGCTCTGTTATCAAGATCTCCACGAGCAGGGCCGCGAAAACTGATATGCAGATTGTTTACGAACTCAAGTGGTTCTCTTGTCCAGAACTCAGTGATGTGTGCTCTGGCATTTTTGATCCACTTCTTGTAAACAGGATCGTTGTATGGTCGGCTTTGACCCATAAAGGATCTAGGTCTTGGTTTTGAAATAGGACGTAAAGGCAGAATCACTTCTGATGTCTTAACGCCCATCAGAATGGAGCACCTTCTGTTTCAGCTACTGAATAACCGCCTGAAATTTCCTCGAAGACATCATCTTCTTTAGGTAAAGATCCACCTGTGTATGCAACAAGATCAATGACCTGCATCATCTTTGGCTGCAGTGTCATGCCTGCACCTGCTTTGTTGTTCCAGGCATAAATATCAAAAGCAATAATTACTCTTGATCCATTACCGATTTCTGTAGAAACAGGCCAAGCAGCTCTCTTGGAATCAAATACTGTTGGACCTTCTGATCTGCTTCCGTCTTTACGAGTGAAGCAAGGCAGTTTGAATTTCACGACGAGTTTCGCACTGTCTTCTTTATCAGGGAGACAGTTGAACCAATATGTATTTTTTTTAGCAGTAGTTCCATGTAATTCATAAAACTTTTGCTCCATCATTTCGGTCCACTCGATGACATTTTTATCTCTGCCATCTAGCAATAATTCAGCCGTCCATTCGTCAGGCTTTCCTTGTTCATAGGCTGGTCGTGCGTCGCCTAAGAGTTTGCACCAACGGATCTCTCCTTGTGGTGTCTTAATTAATTCCTTGGCCAAAAGACTCCATATATAGGGTGTTTCATAAAGGTAAGGTACTCTTCGCCCCTGTGCAAGTCCTATG